TATTAATATAATATATTTAAACTCGTTTGTAAACCCCTAAAATACATTTTTTTTTAAATTTTATTATCAATCCAAAATATTTGATTTGGTGGTAAAAAACCATGAATAAACCATGCTACACCAAAATGTGGGTTACCATTGCCTGTAAAATCAACTCTATGATTATATACTAATGCAGACATACCATATTTACTAAAAAGAGCGCCCCTTCTTACTCCTTGAAATGAAGATACCGGGAGAAGTAATGCAAAAGGTTTTTCTAATTTATAACAATGTCTAATAAATTTATCTTTTTTACTATACGGGGGATTGGTTATAATACCATCATAAACATCGTCTGAATTACAAGTAAAAAAGTCTTTACCGTTACTTCCTTTCATTTTATAGCCGTTATCGGTAAAAGCTTGTACTATATTTGAAGATATACCAGAAGTGGGTTCATAATAAGTTTTATCTTTATCAAGATAATTTAGTAGCGGTTTTATCTGTTCTACTGGAGTGTAACATTCGTCACTTTCTTCATTACGACCAACCACTTTTAAAACATCAAGTATTCCCATATTCATCACATGGAGTTATTTCTGGATTACAATGCATTTCATAAAAACAATCTATAAACTGCCAACCTAGACCTTCTACACCATCTTCATAATCTTCATCATATGCAGCGGCCGCTTCTTCAACCCATTGTTCCTGTTGTTCCTCTGAAATACCACGAAGTTCTGCACCAATAAGAGACCATTCTTCCCAACAGCCGTCCCATGTTTCTAGCATTTCAGCATCTTCATAGTCTTCGCTTATATCTACAAATTCATCTGTTATCTTAGGTAAAAGATAATCTTCCAAATTTGTTTCTTCTGTGATAATATCTTCCTCTCCATAATAATCTGCAAGATATTCTTGAATTGAATCATAGTCTCCTTTATCGGAAAGAAATTCTTTAATTTCATCTTCTGTTTCTGGAACTCTAATTAACCAAGCACCATATCTCCACCCTAATTCTTTACGAAGAAAAATACTATTTCCGTCAGCATCTTTTCTTTTAAATGTATGCCATTCTATAACTGATTTTTTAACTGATGGTTCTAATTTATAATATTTCATAATTTATTTTCTCCAATTTAAGCCATGTCTACCTTTATCTGGCATTGTAAATAAAGCCTTTACTCTACCTTCTGTAGGTTTTCTAGCAAAAACACACCACTGTATTGTTGCAACATCAGGATAAAATTCTTTTATAAATTCTTTAAAACTCGTACCAGTGGTATATACATCATCAGCAATTAGAATAGGATCATTAGGATTATTTGTTGAATATTTATCAAGTGCATTACCTAAAGATATACCACCACGTGGTATACCTACTGCTTTTCTCCAGGGTTGTGGTTCAAACTCTTTTATAATCTGAGCAAGTACATGCCATTCTTTTGGTCTAATTGCATCACATTCTATTTTCCAATTAAGTTTTAGTTTAGCGTGACTTATAAATTCACCAGCTTCAAATAAATCTGAATTAGTTTTATGTGGCATTTATTCCTCTTTTATAATTTTTACACTTTGATTTTTTCCGCAGCTTGGACAATAAAAACTTCCCCTATCTATTCTATAATTTTCTTCCATAGTGGGAAGAGTAAAATAAAACTTACAACAAGAACATGTTATATGCCAGATTATTTCTTTACTACCTTGAAACGCCATAAAAGTCAATGATAATCCGCTTCTAAGAGTTTTATACCAAGAGCCCAGTTTTCTGCAGCATCTTCAATATATCTCATTGATTTACCTTTATAATCTTCAACAAAAAATAGCTTTTCATTATTATCAAAATACTTTATATAACCATATTCTTCTTTGAAATCAAAATGTATTTCACAGTAACCTTTACCGTGGTCCGAATAATAAGTTGAAAGTTTTCTTCCCATTAAATTACTCCTCTTGAATAAAGTTTTCTACTGAAGGATAAATCTTAGAGATTGCTTTTGCAATACCTATAGCTAGATCCATATGTTCTTTTTGAGTCCCGTTTGCGGAACGTAACTCTATGTAATGAATCCATGATCTAATTGTACCACTTGCATATAAACGGGAAACTGTATTACCTTCTGGTAAAATTGCCCGTGCCTGTTCTTTTGCTATACCCCTTTCTCTTGCTTCTTTATATATTCTTTTAGTATGTTCAATTAAAAATTCTTGTTGGGCATGCCACCAAGCCTGTAAGGCTGTATCAGATGTTTCAATACTATTTTGTCTATTTTTTTCATCTTGAAGTCTTGCTTCACGGATAACAAATGCATTACCCATATCATTAGGATCTGCATATCTTTGAGAAAATTCCTGAAAAGAAAATGATCTATGTCTTAAAAACTGTCTTGCAATATCTCTTGTAGTTTCTATTTCAAGAGTAGCAGAAGCCATTTCAAAAGGTGACCAATGTTTATGTTTAACAAGGTAATCAAGTAATTTTGCAGTTGTTTTAGTATTAGCTTGATTACCTGGATTTGATACTCTTGCACAATAAGCAATTAAATCTTGAATATTTTGTAAACCAGCATAACCAGCTTCTCCCGAATGAATACGATCTGCTGGTTGGCTATATGATAAAAGTTTAACTTTCAATGTAACTGGCCTTTCTTTGCTTGTTCAAAACTAGTAATATCATCTTTAAAAAGACTAATCTGTTCTACCATTTTATCATAATCGTATTCATTTAACAATGTTCTATACATGCTAAGACCCGTAGTGACAAGTATAGCTGCAATCAGTAAGGGATCTTGATCTTCTTCAACTAAATCATTTGTTAAATTAATATAGTGATTAAAAACTTCCGAAAAGGCCTTTTCTTCAAAATCTTCCCAGTTCATTGTACTTCTTTCATTACATATGTACGATTCTTAAGAGCATTTAAATAATTTTTACCGGATACTTTTTGCCGAATAAAAGGTTTATTAGTTTCATTGGTATTCGGATTAGGAATAGTTACAACAATATCTTTACCTTGAAGTAAAGCTTTCTGTTGATTTAAAACTCTATGAATAGAAGATTTATATCCCTGTTTCATAAGTCTTTTTGTATTCTGAGAAATATTAGAATGAATACCTTGAGAGATATTTCCGCTTGATTTACCACCTTTGCCTTTAGCCATATTTAACTCCTATAATTTAAAATCTTCAAATTTCTTTACATTTATACCAGTTTTTGTTTTATCAAATACTGGAGTATCATCTATTAGAGTTTGTTCTCCTTCGTGAACATCAAATAGTCTCATCTTTGATCTATCAACCCCGATTACAAACCTTTTCTTATATGTTGGATCGTTATATCTATTCTTTAATTGTTTTACCGCAAGCTGTCCCATTCCTTCAAGTTCTTCTGTCGAGATAAGAGCGAACATGAGGTCCGCGGTTGCGGGTAATCCAAAAGACTCGGACGTATCTTCAAGCCCAATATCCGAGTTACTATAACCAGACCTAGTCGTCTGCGTTGCAGTAACGATCGGTAAGTCAAACTCCACCGCAAGACCTCGTAATTCTTCAGCAATTGCCTTAATGTAGTTGTATGAATTAATGGCACCTCCCATTCCTTTCATTCTACTTGATGCACAAATATTAAGATAATCAATGTATATAATATCAGGCTCGAACGATTTCTTTAGTTTTAATTCGTTTAAAAGGGCACGAAAATGACCAGAATGAGCAGATCCGGTTGGATATTCTTTTATGATTAACTTACCATTAGTTTTAGATGAAAGCCCTCTTACTCTTTCAGCAAACATTTCTTTACTAAGATGTTCTAACTGATCAATAGGTATATCAAGTAAATTAGCATCTATTCTTTCTGCTATTCTTTCTTCTGCCATTTCCATAGTAAGATATAAAACATTATTACCCCGATTTAGATTAGCAGCAGCACAGTGGCACATAAATAAAGATTTACCAACGCCAGTACCAGCAAGACAGACATTAAGACTTTTGTTTGGAATACCTCCTTTTGTAATTTTGTTAAAGTAGTCAAGATCAAAAGGTAATCTTTCCTCGTCACGGTGGTAGAACTCGAATCGTTCTTCAAAGTTTTCAATATAGTCGTGACCGATGTTGGCGTCGAATGAGACTCCGAGCGCTTTCGTGAGAATATCCGGTAAAGCATTTTTTGTAAGACTCTGATGTTTTCCATCTATAATGGAGATTGATTCCATAACAGCATTATATAAAGCACGATCTTGACACCATTTTTCTGTAGTATCATTTAACCAAGTCTCGTCGGATTTTTCCATTTCAAATAGACTAGGTATAATTTCAATAGCATGTCTATATTGTTCATCATTAAAATTATCTGATTGATCGATTTCTATTTTAAATGCTTCTGCTGTAGGAAGTTTATTATACTTTGCAACAAACATTCCTGCTTGTTTAAATAGCATTTTATAAACGCCTTCAAAGTAATCTGGTTTAATGAAAGGAAGAACCTTTCTCATGTATTTTTCATTAGTAAGGATATTTTTAAGAACGACTTGTTCTATATTTGTATTCAAATTTTTATACCTCTTTAAAATGTACTTCTTCTTTATTTTCTATAGAAGATTCTATTATGCTTAATAATATATCACCAGCAAACAATTGTAAATCAATATTTTCTGGAGTTAGATTTTCGTCTGGTGTTGTAATTACATCAAAATCAAAGGATAGTTTAACATCTTCTTCATTATCTACATTTTTACCATCAATTCTAATAGAACCAAATCTAACTACAACTTCATTAAATTCACCTTCAAGTATTCTAACATTCCATACATCATCACCATTTTCGTCTGGTATTAATTCATAATCTTTATTTTCTATATATTTCATTATTCTTCTGCCACAATATCATCCATCTCAACCAAAGATTGATGACCAATAGAATATTGTTTCTTTAAAAAATCTTTGAAATCTGTTTCCGCAAAAATAGGATCCCAAAACTTTTTTTCTAAGGTTTGTTCATGTCTGACTTTGGCGCCGATTTCTCCAGTTTCTCTATCAACTGCAGCGTACCAACCGTTAGAAGGTTTAGTAACATAACCACCGGCAAGAGCACAATCGAGTAAACCAGAAAAATTACGTACACCACCGTCCCAACTAACAGTGATAGGAATTTTAGACTTTTCTTTAACATATCGTGATTTCTCCACATTGATTACAAAGTGATAACCTTGAATTTCTGTACCTTTCTTATCTTGTTGCCTACCGAGAATCCAGATATTATCTGCTGAGTAGTAAATACCTGTACCACCACCAACAATATCACGCGGAAACAGACCAATTTCTTTATAAGTATGGTTAACAGCAAGAAGCGGAATATTCTTCATGGCAAGATATGGTGTTGTCATACGGAAAAGACCCTTAAGTGCTTTTGCTCTTGACATATCAGCAACTGATTTTTCATTCAGTGCATCTTCCATTTCTTTCTTAGATGCTAAGTTTCCAATTGAATCAATAACTACAACAACTTTATCATCACGATCAAGTTCTTCAAGTTGACCAATAATATCGAACTTTAATTCTTCAACATTTGTAATAGGCGTGTGTAATACGCGAGATGTATCAATTCCAAATTGTTGAAAATAAGTTTGAGGTGAACCAAATTCTGAATCATAAAATAGCATAACTGCATCTGAATAATGTTTCATATAAGCTGCAGCCATAAGTAATGCAAATGATGTCTTAAAGTGTTTTGAAGGTCCTGCAAGAACTGTAAGACCTGGTGCTAACCCACCATCTACTGAACCAGATAATGCAACATTAATCATAGGGACTTCTGTTGGAACCATATCTTTTTCGGTAAAAAATTTAGACTCAGAAAGAACTGAAGTGTGGGATAGCTTTGAGTTCTTTTTGAGTTTGTCCATAATTGACATACAATACTCCTTTGTATAGTATTAATTTATATATTATAAACTAAATTACAACAGATAGATAGTAAAAATATCATATTTTTGTAAATAAAATAGTATGATAAAAATAATTGCTATTGTAATTATAGGTTTAAATAAAAATTGTAATATAATCATTAGCAGATATATACCAATAGCATATATTAATAATTCAAGCATAGCTTACGTTTTGTTCCAATTCTCTTGAATCTTTTTCGTATTCTTTTCTATATTCATTGTTTGCTTTAATTGCTTCATTTAATACCGTAAATTCTTTATTTGAAAAATTATTAAATGCTGCTGTATCTTTTGGGAAACAAGCTCCTCCAAACCCTCTTTTGCCATCAAACCCTGGTGCTCTGGTGTGGGATGTTCCTATTCTAGGATCTGTTCCAATAGCATTTACAATGTGACCGAAATTACCACCAAACTTTTCTATTACATCATAGAACTGATTAAACCATAAAACTTTTGTAGCAAGAAAACAATTAAGTCCATATTTTACAAAGCTTGCTTCCGTAGCGGACATATGAAAAACTGGACATGGTTTACATAAACTATACTCTCTATATATTTCTTCCAATCTTTGAGTGGTTTCTTTGTGACCTCCAAATACATGCATATCAGGATTTATAAAATCAGAATTAGCATTTATCTCTGTTAAAAATTCTGGATTGTAAACTACTCTTGTACTTGAACCAGAACCATTAGTAAGACTCTTAATAATATCAGGAGTTACTGTAGATTTGATTACAATAATACCAGTTCTTCTTTGTTTAAGTTTCTTTACTGTTTCAACAACAATAGATGAATCAATTTCTCCATTCTTTCCCATAGGTGTAGGAACAGCAACAAAAGCTACATCTGTTACTAGTGATTTAATATTATCAATACTATTTCCATATTTTGGATCAATAATTATTTTATCGCAGTTATAGTCATTAAACCCATGATCAATGGCTTTTCCTACAAAACCATGACCGACAATAGCAATTCTTAGTTTAGAACCCATTTGGATACACTTCCTTATAATAATTATGAATTAGAGGTTCTCCGTTTTTAGTGAGTCGATCCAATAATTCTTCTACACTTATATTATAATATAGTGCAACATTTTTGTAAAGTTTTTCTACGCTATCCATTATTAGTTTACTCCATAATATAGTTTATACCAGGAAACAAATTTTTCTACACCAACTTCAATTGGTGTAGTAGGTTTATATCCGAGTTTTTGTAGTTTAGTTGTATCAGACCAAGTTGCTTGAGTATCTGCCGGATGTTTTGGTACAAGTTTACGTTTAGCTTTACGATCTAATTGTTTTTCAATATTATCAACAAAGTCAACCAATTTTACTTGTTCACCATAACCGATATTATATATTTCATTAAATTCATTATTTTCAGATAATGTTTGATTAACAACAATAATAATACCACTTACAATGTCATCTATATAAGTGAAGTCACGAATCATATCACCATAATTAAATAATTCAATT